AACTTGATAATGGCACAGTGTTAGAAGCTGAAATGTTTGAAGCTGGACAACCTGTTTTTATTATCAATGAAGAAGATAGAATTGCTTTACCTATTGGCGAGTATATTCTTGAGGATGGAATGGTTTTAGTAGTATCTGAAGAAGGTATTATTGCTGAAATTAAAGAAGCCATTGTTGAAGAAGAAGCTCCTGAAGCTGAAGTAGAAGTTGAGGTTGAAGCACAAGCTGAACTTGCAACTCCGAAAAGAATTGTTGAATCAGTTTCTAAAGAAATGTTCTTTGCTGAAATTGAAAAATTAAGAACTGAAATTGCTGAATTAAAATCAGTAAAAGAAGTTGTTAAAGAAGAATTAAGTTCAGATGTAGTTGTTGAATCATTAACACACTCACCTGAAATTACAAACGAAGTTAAATTTAATCAATTTTCAAAATCTCGTGAAATGTCTACTTTAGATAGAGTATTCGCAAAACTTAACAAATAAATAATAAAACTATGCCGACTACAACAAGTATTACGACTAGCTATGCTGGTGAATTTGCCGGAAAATACATTTCTGCTGCTTTACTTTCTGCTTCAACTATCGAAAACGGTGGTATTGAAGTTAAACCAAATGTAAAATATAAAGAAGTTATCAAAAAACTTGCTACTGATGCAATTCAAAAAGATGCTACTTGTGATTTTACTGCTACATCTACTGTTACATTAACAGAAGCTATTTTGCAACCTGAAGAATTTCAAGTAAACTTACAACTTTGTAAGAAAGACTTTAAATCAGATTGGGAAGCTGTACAAATGGGATATTCTGCATTTGATAATTTACCTCCAGCATTTGCTGATTTTATTTTAGCTCACGTTGTTGCTAAAGTTGCTGAAAAGAATGAAACTAACATTTGGCACGGTGCTACTGCTAATACAGGAGAATTTGACGGATTAGTTGTTAAAGCTACTGCTGATGCAACTGTTATTGATGTTGTTGGAACTACAGTTACTGCTGCAAACGTAATTGCTGAACTTGGAAAAGTTGTTGATGCTATCCCTGCTAAACTTTATGGAAAAGAAGATTTATATATCTACGTTTCTCAAAGTGTTGCTAGAGCTTATGTAAGAGCTTTAGGTGGATTCGGAGCTTCAGGATTAGGAGCAAACGGAACTAACGCACAAGGTACACAATGGTTTAACAATGGTTCACTTTCTTTTGACGGTGTTAAAATCTTTGTTGCAAACGGAATGACTGCTAATTATATGATGGCTGCACAAAAATCTAACTTATATTTTGGTACAGGTCTATTATCTGACCATAATGAAGTTAAGTTACTGGATATGAGCGATTTAGACGGATCTGAAAATTTAAGAGTTGTAATGCGTTTCACCGCAGGTGTTCAATACGGATTTGGTTCTGAAATTGTACTTTACACACCAGCATAATTAAAATAGAATACCAAATTAAGGGGAGGTAAAATGCCTTCCCTTTTTTTTTAACTTTAAAAAATAAAAACTATGGCTTGTGATATTTCATTAGGTAGAATCGAACCTTGTAAGGACTCAATAGGTGGCTTAAGAGCTGTTTATTTTGTTAATTGGGGTGATGCTACAGGTTATACATACGATATAACTAATACAGATGTAATTGATACAGTAGCGGGTACTCCTGTTGCTTTCAAATACGATTTAAAAGGAACTTCATCTTTTGAACAAACTATAACTAGTTCAAGAGATAATGGAACTACATTTTTTGAACAAACTTTAAATTTAAGTTTAAAGAAATTGTCTATTGTAGACCACAAACAAATTAAACTACTTTCTTACGGTAGACCACAAGTTTTAGTAGAAGATAACAATGGTAATATCTTTTATTGTGGATTAACTAAAGGAATGGAAGTATCAGGTGGAACTATTGTTACAGGTGCGGCTATGGCAGATATGTCAGGGTACACTTTAACATTATCAGGTCAAGAGCCTGTACCTGCAAACTTCTTGGGTGATACATTAGTAGCTTCTGGATTTACAGTAACTGTTGGTTCTTAATTAATAACATAGGGGTGTAAAAACCCCTTTTTAAAATTTATAATATGAATCCTGAAGTAAAAAAAATAGGGAATAAATTATTCAAAACAGAATTAGCAAATCAAAAAGTTGAATTATCTGTTATTGATGATTATTATTCTTCAGTTCAAAAAGCAATTGCAACTTATGTAAGTGCAGATAATAAATTAAAAGAATTAAAAAGCTACGCTAAAACAATTCAAGATTTATTTGATAATTCAGGCGAACAAATTTTATTAGCAAATAAGATATTTGATAATGTAAAAAAACAAGCTGCAGATTTAGGTATTGATTTACCTAATGAATTAAAAAATAATAATAAAGATTTATCTGATTATGCTAAAAGAATAGATACATCAATTAAATTTTTAAATCAAATTAAATAATTAAAGGGACATTAAGTCCCTTTTTTTTATTCCATATTCATTAATTCTATTAAACTTTGTTTTGAAATTAAAGTTTGAATAGCTTTTTCAATTTCTTTTAACTTTCTGTTTCTTTCTTTAAAAGCTTCAGGATAATTTTCAGGTTTCCATTCTTTTAAACATTCTTCTAATAATTGTTTTTCTTTTTCTAATATTTTAATTGCGTATTTCATTTTTCTAAATATTTATTATACCAATATTCAAAAGCTTCTTCTTTATTTAAATTATCTTTTTGTTGACACAAAGCCATAACTCCTAAATCAAAAAATCTTTTAAATTCTAATTTTTCTTTTATTTTACAATTATCATAGATATTTCTATTAGTATCGAACGTACACTCTAAAATTGTTTTTCTAAAAAATTTATCAACTGCTGTTTCTGCCATTTTATTTATTTTTAATTGTTTTGACAAATATATAAAACTTTATAACACAAAATCTATTTTAACAAATATTTAACTATTTAAAACAATTCTAGTTTAAAGTTATTATTAATAAAAAAGTTTTATGATTATTTTAAAAGAGCAAATAGAGCCACAAACTATTAAATTCATACCGAGAGAATATTCGGCTGATACTCTTATTATAAAAAACGAAACAACTAATACATTTGAATTATATAACCCTACATTTGAAATTGAAGGATATTATTTAAAATGTGATTTGGTTTTAGATTTAAAGGAAGATAACTTTTATACTTTAACGGTTATTAAAAACGCTTTACCATTTACAGCTGATAATACAATAATAACTGTAGATAATAATATATTAACTGCTGATATGACACAATTAAGCATAGATAATTTAATAGTCTATAAAGATAAAATCTTTTGTACAAATCAAAATACAAATGTGTTTAGTGTTAATGCAGATAAATACGTTTCACACGCTACAACAAACGAATATATAGTTTATGAGTAATATATCAATAGTAAATTTAAGTGCTTACACAAGCCCTGTAATTCAAGAAAACAAAAAGAATGATTTTATTGAATATGGAAGTGATAATAATTACTTTCAATATTTAATAGATAGATACCTTTATAGCACTACAAACAACGCTATTATAGTTGGTATTGCTAATATGATTTATGGTAAAGGAATAGATGCTTTAGATTCTAATAAGAAGCCTAATGAATATGCTCAAATGAAATCTATTGTAAAAGACGATGCAATTTATAGAGCAGGATTAGAACGTAAAATGTTAGGAATGGGTTGTTTTCAGGTTGTTATGGAAAACAAAAGAGTTAAAAGCGTAGAGGCTTTTCCTATGAATACATTAAGAGCTGAAAAATGTAATGATAAAGGTGAAATAGAAGCTTGGTATTATCATCCTGATTGGACTAAAAAGAAACCTACTGAAGTAGCTAAACGTATTCCTTCATTTGGTTTTGGTAATGGTAATGAAGTTGAAATATATGTTATTAAAAAATACGTCCCTGGATTCCATTATTATACTCCGATAGATTATAGTGGTGCTTTACCTTACGCTTTGCTTGAAGAAAATATAGCTGATTATCAAATTAATGATTGTCAGAATGGTTTTAGTGGTACAAAAGTAATTAACTTTAATAACGGTGTACCTAGTGAAGAAATGCGTGAAAAAATCAAAACTGATGTATTACGCAAACTAACTTCTGCTAGAGGTGAAAAAGTAATTGTAGCTTTTAATGCAAATGCTGAATCTAAAACTACTGTTGAAGATATACCTTTAAATGATGCGCCTGCACATTACGAATATTTATCAAAAGAATGTTTTGAAAAGTTAATTGTAGGGCATAGAGTTACTTCACCAATGTTATTAGGAATTAGAGAAACAGGTGGTGGATTAGGTAACAATGCAGATGAAATAAAGACTGCTACGCTATTATTTGACAATATAGTAATAAAACCATATCAATTAGAAATTATTGACGCATTAGATAAGATTTTAGCTGTTAAT